ATTTTTGTAAGTTAGTATTTATATTTATTAGTCTTGTATTATTAGCGTGGTCTCCTGTTATTTTTGTGAGTCTGCAATGGTAGGGAAGATCACAGATAATAAGGATTTGTCAGGGTCTCTCATTGTAGCATTGATGGGTCATAGCCAATTCACAAGTCCAAACACACTCTTGACCAATATCTTAGGCGCAAGAGGTGTTGCACCCTTTACCTTCCAAGAAGTAGAGCAAAACGAGGCTATGCTGATGGGTGATTTAGTTGAGCCACTTATCGTCAAAAGAACGGCTGATATTCTTGGTATCGACAAGGTAACTGATAAAGTGAGAGTGCCGTATCACTATCATCACGATGGCAAGAAATTATTCTCTGTGTCTTTAGATGGCATCCTTCATGTGGAAACTAAAAAGACTATTACGATTGATGATAGATCAACATTTGCGCCACAAGGTTTAAACCTAGATTTCGTGATTGAAGGAGATGGCAACCTAGAGGTCAAGAACACAAGGACATACTTTCGTGATGTACCCCTCCCTCATTTGGGAGTGTGGCAGTTACAGGCTGGTCTCATGGCAACAAAGCGTAAATGGGGAGTGATAGCAATCCTCTACTCTGGCTCTCAATTGTGTCTTTATTTCTACAAAGAAGACGCAAAAATGCAGAAAGCGATTGTTGAGAAATGCCTAGACTTTTACAAAAGAGTTGAAGCTGTGGAGAAGGGGGGAGAGATAGGAGACTATATGTATCCATCGAAAGATCCTAACGATTTAGCTATGGTCTTTGATAGCCATGATAGTGATGCGCCTGTGGTTGACCTCGCTAATGTTGGTGATGAGATATTAGAGATCAATCAGCTTAAAAGCATGATTAAGACTTCTCAGGAACGCATAAAAGAACTTGAGGCTGTCGTTATGAAGGAAATGGGTAACAGTGAGATAGGAGAGATTTACAACACTCTTGGAGAGACAACCCACGTAGTGAAATGGATAACGAGGCACTATAAGGCACAACGTCCTACAATGACAAAAGCCAAGCCGGAGCGTTATGAACGAGCCAAATCTTTAACGATTAAGGAGATGTTGTAAGATGGTACAGTTTGCTAATGAGACTCAAAAAAGAGTGTATGATTTTATTGAAAAATATCTCAGAGAAAAGCAGTTCTCACCTATGCTTAAAGATATTGCTGAAGAGACAGGCTACTCACTTAATCATTGTGGCAGAGTGGTAAATGAGTTGATTGCTGATGGTCACCTAGAACGTACCAGAGCTAAGAAAGGCTTAAGGGTTAAGTCAACTCAAAGTGAGGCGCATCAATAAAGGGTCTTCTTCCCTGTGACCTTCGGAGATCAATGTATTGTGTCATCATTGCTTCGGAGGTCATTTCTTGTTCACGCATACTATTGATATGCCAACTTGCCCCCCAACGTAAATCAACCTCTGTCTCCTTACTTGCCTCTTTCATAGCATCAGCTATCTCGTCATAGAGGTTCAATTCCCATGAGGCACGACCATCAATATACGCCATAAGGTCTACAGCTTTTCCTTCGAGGTGCTTACTTTTATATGTTTTACTTGCGCCTTTTTTGACAAGAGCCTCTTGCTCTTCTTTTGTCCTCATTCCACAGATAACGCCAAAGTCAATCTTGGTCTTCTGTATCGCTAGTTTCACTGTTTCCTGTAGAGCCTCGTCTACTCCTTCAAGTCTCTGCAAGCTTCTCTGGCTAAGTTTAAACATTGTCTTCCTCTACTCTATTTACTTTTCTTTTTAGTCTTCTTCTTCGGTGAGGTACTTTTTTTCTGTGGGAAGATAGACATTATAATGCGCTCCACAGTCGATACACAGGAGCTTAGTAAGCCTTGTATATTTTTCATTAAATCTTTCATCAAAATCCTCATGCTCTGTCTTTATTGTGTCTCCATCGCAATGAAAGCATTTCATTCTTTAAGATTATTCCTTGCCACGCCTTTGAACTTCTCAAAGCTCCTACTGGCTGACAAGCCAAGCAATGAAAGAGTTAGCGTTAGAAGACCCTCTGTCTGTATTTCAGGAAGGGGTATATCTGCACCACTTACAACCACAATCCAATTAGCAATAGGCGCAAGGAAAAAAGACCAAAATAACCCTAACGCACAAATCCACATTATCGCTGGGCGTGCGCCAGCTACAAAGATGCTAGAGTGTTTGGCTTGTGCTAGGTTAATATCTGCTTGTGCCTTTTGCAGCCCAATGATGGATTGCTCTAGTTGTGCCTTAAGTTCATTGGATTTGTCTTTGTCTAAAACGAACTTATCAACTATTGGAGCAACTGAACTTAAAATATTTGATATCATGCTTTCTTCTTCTTTCTCACAAATGTCTTCACTTTAGCTGTGGGATTAGCTCGTTTACGTGTAACCGCAGATTTGATTTGCGCCTTAGTCATGGTTCTAGCTGTAGATGCCGGAACACACTTTGGATATCCTCTTTTGCTTTTGGTTGCTGACTTACGCCCACAAGGTTGAAACTTACCATTCTTTTTAGGCGCAGAGATATCGACCCAGTTGCCCCCTTTTCCCTTGCCAAACCATTTAGTTAATCCACCTCTAGGCTTTGCCATTACGCACTCACAGTCTTATATTTTCCACCACGTTTCTTGTACTCTCTAACAAGCCACCCGTTAGCATAAGCGGACGGGTATACCTTAAACTTCTTCTTTGCCTCTGCCTTTACTCTGGCATAGAGCGTTGGGTTTGTTGGTTTTGCGACTTTCTTTTTACTCATGCTTTCTTCTTTTTCTTTTTCTTGAGTTTCTTAAAATCAGCAGCCGTAATCTTGTTCTTTGGTGATGCTACTTTTGCTAGTTTTTTTTGCTTTGATGAATACTTTGAAAATGGCATTATTTCCCCACTGCCTTAGTTGATGCTTTGTGTGCTTCTGTGAACGACTTTCCCTTAACCATACGCTTCAACATATCTCTTAGGTGTTTAGCTGTATGATGCTCTCCATGCCTTTTCATGGCTGTCTGTTGCCTCTTATTAAGGGCTGATAGGTCTACACCTTTGACTTTCATTGTTTGGTCTCCCCATTCTTTTTAAACGCATTAGACGCAATAAATGCTCCTATGATACCCATGTTGGATATCACCCACGTTGAGGCTATAGAGCTAAGATGATCTACTCTGTCTAGCGGTACGATAGGCAACATAAGTACAATAATAAAAGCTGTGACGCTGATAGCGGAGAACCAGACCATATAGCGCTGTTGATCTTCTTTTTTGTCTTGGTTTTCAATCCGTATCATCCTCTCTCTAAGGGCAATCTCACTATCTGTTATGATATTGTCACCATTAGCATCAGCCTTTTCCCAGACCGACCCTTTCTCTAATTTCTTTTGCGTCATTTCTTAAAACTTTCATTTAAAGACTCAACAACGCTATCGATGTTGGGTTCTTTTCCATTAGGGTCATACTTACACTGAAACTCTTGTGGACACTGCCCCTCAACCACAAGCGTATAGGTGTTATTTGCGCCTCTATAGAGACATACTTGCTGTCCGTTCTTTGCCTTCTTACGCTTGTATCTTCGGCACGTAATATACTTAGGGTCTTCTCTTATTCCCTTACGTATCTCTTGCTCCCATGTCCATTCAGAGAACTTCTTAAGAAAGCAACTAAAGCAATTCTTGATATTATCGCTTTGGGCAAGCTGTATTATCTCATCGTGTCTATAGACGCATATCCACTCAAAAGCACTTTGGCTAACACTCGACTCATGTTTTCGTACTGCGTAACAGTGAGGCTCACCACTCAACAATAAAGAAGGCAATAACACCAATAGCAGCAACAACAGCCCCAGAGACAATCCAAACGAATAATTTAAGGTCATTCATCATCTCAGCACGTTGGGCTGCCTTTTGCTTTGCTAGTTTTATCTGTGCTTCTTTGTATTCTTTGATACGCTTCTGGCGTGTCTCTAGGATTCCTTGAAACGTGCCATGTCCAAAGCGATTATCAATCAGCATCTTGATCTGATACATCTCCTCTTCAGCAAGTTTTGCGTCTATAGTTTCAGACGCAATGGAACTTAAGGAAAATTGACCAGCAGCTACCTTTTTATTCTTTGCCTTATCTATGCGTGATTTGCTATCAAGTAGCTGGTCTATTTGACTCGCAATATCTCTTACATCGGAAACTGTATTTATTGCACTTTTAATTCCGTCCACAGCAGCTTTAAATGCAGCAGCAGCAGCTATGGCTTCTCCTACACCGAAAACCAATTGTTTCTCCTAAGATTTAACTAATTTGTAATAACACGCCTATAAGCATGGCAAGGACAGCCCCCATGCCACAGATAAGCCACATCTCTAGCCTCTTCAGGCGGTAGAATAACTCTTTGAATTGTATATGTGTCTCAGTCTCAATCTTTGTGACACGTTGATCTAAGGCTTTGGTCACGCTAAATCTCCTGCAACACAACCACCTTGTATATCTCTATCAACATTACTGCCTAAAGAGTCAAATGTAAGTGTGTTATCTATTTTACTTGTTTCTAGGTCAGATTCAGTTGCTACTCCTGCTGTTCGGGAATTAGCTCTTTGTGTTGTGCCGTAGTAATAATCGTTATTTGCCATGTTATTTGTGAAGGTTATAGAATAATCACCAGTGCCATTATCAGTTAGACTACCTGTGTTTAAACTGTCACGGATTGCTGCTGTGCTATCTCCCTTTAAATTGTACCAACACTTCAAAACACCTTGTAAACTCGCTAATTCTGCTGCTTTGCTCATGCTAAATCTCCGTGTGCTATTGCATCATTTAATACTGAATCAACAAAAGCAGAACCATAAGATTCTACTTGAAAAGAACCTGTAGCTCTCACAGTTAATCCACCTAAAAAAACATTTCCAAACTCTCCATCTGCACCTGTTCCAGTATTAGCACTTGTATACATCACTCCTGCATAGTCA